AAAGACCACTAAAAAAACCACTAAATAATCATGTTAGCAATTTTAAAACCACTCGTATTAACTAGCCTCAAGAGCGAGAAGTTCAAGAGATTTGTAGTAGAATTACTAGAAAAGCTAGTAGAGCAAACTGATAATGAGCTAGACGATAAAGCACTAGCTATAGTTAAAAAAGGATTAGATATCGAATGAATACTGTCAAGAAACTACCCAAAAAAGCAACTGAAGAAAGTTTTAACGAGCTGCACTATCTTGTTACGGAGGACTTTCTACGTAGAATTAAAAGCGGAGAGGCAACTACACAAGATTTAAAAGCAGCATGTGATTGGTTGAAGACTAATGACATAACAGGTGTTGCCTTTGATGGTAGTCCTCTTGATAAACTAAACAAGCTTTTACCTACTGTAGACTCTAATCTTGTACAGCGGAGGTTGTATGGCACGAAAAACGTCTAAGTATTATAAGAAAAACCCAAAGGCTGCTGCAAGACGTAGGAAACAGCAGCGAAAATATAACAAAACCAGAAAAGGTCTAAGAATTAGAGTAAATGCAAACAAACTTAATAGAAAACTTGGTACATATGGAAACCGTGACGGACTGGATGCCGCCCATTATAAGGGTAGCAAGACCCGTGGCAGAAAACAAAAGCCGTCTATTAACAGAAGAAGCAGACTTAAAATACGTAGAAGATGACCCCATTACTACCTAACCCTGATCACTATTTACACAATTTAATAACGATGACAAGTTCAGAATCTAAACGGCTCTGGAGAAGAGCTATTAAAGAGCACTTCGATTGTCAATGTGTTTATTGCGGAGAATTTCATGAATTACACAACCTTACTATCGACCACGTACGCCCTAAATGTAAGGGCGGTAGAGATATTACAACGAATGTTGTACCCTCGTGTCGACGATGTAATCAGGAGAAAGGTAGTAAAAACTGGAGAGACTGGATGAGGTCGACATTTGGTATTACAGACAGAGAACACACAATTTTATCACATATACGATGAGTAAACAAGATGATGTAATTAACAGGCTACTGATTTTGAACAGTGGTGGAGCTAATCCAGAAGATTATCTAACACCCAAACAATTACAAAGGTATCTAGACAATCCAGACAAGTTTATTGACATAGATATAGATCTTGTGATGAACGAAAAAAACAGACAGAGAACAAACAATCTTATCACGATGAGTAAAAAAGATAAGCCTAGCTTTGATTATGAAGCAGAGTTATTCACCTTACGACGTGGACTGAGTGAGGGTACAATTAAAGATCACCATGAAGTGGTTCCTCATAAACAGAGAGTAAGTAATTATAAATGGAAATATCAGAAAGGTGTTCAGATAGTTAACGGTAAACCAGTACCATGGGATAAACGTACTAATAAACCTTACGATGAAAAAGTAGCAGCTAAACACGTTGAAGCAGAGAATCAGAAGCTCTATGATAAATTTCATCTAAAGTATTATAAAACTACCACACCAGAAAAAGATCTAACATACGTAGAAGCATATAAAGATCTTGAAGACTATAAAAGATCACGGTATCGAAAAGTGTATAATCACATTCGTAGAGGTTTTAGCCCAGAAATTATAGGAAAGAATGGAGAAGAGACTGGAGTCACTTTGTATGATCGTAACTTACAACTAGACCTTAAACGACGTGAGGAAGAGTTACTTAAATTAAAGTCTGGTACAAAATACGAAAGAGAAGAATTAAAGAAACTACGTGAGAAATTAAAACCAGAGACTAAACAACCATGAACGAAGAAGTAGATTTTAAAACCAAAATGACTGGTTACACCGCTGAAATCGGTGGTGGTATTGCTACTGATTTCGTTACTAGCGGTTTATTAACCCTAGGTCCATGGGGTGTAGTTGGTTACGGTATTGCTAACTTTGGGCAGGGTGCTTATACTAACTATTTAGTACAGAAACATCTTTATGGTCAAGAGAATGTTAAGTGGGGTGAAGTATGGGCTTCTGGTGGAATGAGTGCAATACCATTTATGAATATAGGAGTTAGCAAAGGAACAGCTAAAGTTCTAGGTCAAGCTAATACCGTTAAACGTGGTCTAGTTGGTGGTATTGGAATGGGTCTAGCTGGTGAGCAGACTCGTGTAGGTATAGACGAGAATAGGTTACTATCTTTTGAAGAAATGGCTTTAGCTTCCGGAGTTGGAGGCGTATTTGGTGGCGGATTTACTGCTGCTAGTAAAGGTTTTCAAAAAGTTCAACGTAAACGTGCTTATAAAAAGTATTATGGTAATTATTCCTCGCCAGCAGAAGCTGCTAAAGCAAAGTATAGTAGTTACTCGGATATACGAAACCAACTGGTAGGAGCAGTAGAAGACGATTGGGAATTACCCGAGATAGCTGCTAATACACAAGAAAGAATTACAAGCTGGAAAGCTTATGCTAGAGCTGGTGCTGATACAGTAGGATCTGCTGAATGGAGAGATAGAAACATGATCAATGGTTATATGAGAACCATGCAGATGCCTACAAATGATGCTGGTGAGTATATCTTTGATTTTAACCAGTATCTGCGAGCCGCTGATCAAGGTTTAATTGCAAGAAATACTGAAGACAGACTTTTTGCAGCATTATTTATGTCAGCTGGAGCAGCTCGTTCTGGAAGAACAGCAGGTGGACGAAGAATAGGATATCCTACAGCAGCTGATAAAAGAGAATTTATAACTAGATTTAGAACTTTATTTGATGCGTTAGGAATACCTGATTCACATTTTCAACCACATCACTTATTACCTCTAAAAGCTTCATTACCTTTATATCATGGTTTAGTCTATGGTAGTGAAGAGTGGTGGCAATTAACAGCACATCTATTACATCGAAGTATACAAGCTGGTGATAGTATGGCAAACTTAAAGATGTTCGTAGGTGCTGGACGCCCTACAACTCCTCGTCAAACTAGAGTACCACCTGCCGGTCAACGTACTACTAATCCAGTTCCAAATCAACCAACAGTTAAAACACCTCATTCAATACAACATGCGTATTTAAGAGATCCTGCCTATGGTATAGGAGAAGCTGGTGAATATTATTTTACTCCAGACGTTTTAACTACACTTTGGAATGAACCTAACAGAAGACCTGAAATTGCACATAAATTTCTTAATAAACTACGTAGAGGATTCACTCTTACAAACGATGCTGAAAAGATCTTTAATGGTTTGTATGATATGAAAAACTACGATCAAAGTCAATTAAAACTAAATTTAGAAGACTTAGTAAAAGTACTAAATAAAATGGATAACGATGGTTACTTACCAGATTATCATAACATTAAAAAGGATTTACAAGTAGATTTATTAAGTAAAGTTATTAAACAGGTTGAGAAAGACGGGACAGATGATCCATGGCGTCATATGATAGACGCACATCGTCGTATACAAGACTTACATGAGGAAGCTGTAGCTGTATCTGAGCATAGAATATTAAAAGCTAAAAGATTAAGAGAGAATAGAGATATAGACGCACACGAAGAATACTTTAAAAAAATACTTAAACGTGATGCAGAGAAGTTCTCAATGGTTAGTGATCTAGATGATGCCGAATATATGGCTGAAAGGTTGTTATTACCTCATTTTCTTGATAAAAGCGGAAACCTTATAGAATATGAAGGTCTAGATTACAAGACAGCAGTAAAGATGTTAGGTAATTTAATATATGAGAATCTATAATGAACAACACCCTAGTACTATTACAACAGGATTTTAAGCTATTCCTACAGGCTTTGTGGCATCAGCTTGATCTTCCTAGTCCTACAAGAGCACAATATGCAATTGCTGATTACATTCAACATGGTCCCAAGCGACTACAAATACAGGCGTTTCGGGGAGTTGGTAAGAGCTGGATTACTGGTGCTTTTGTTCTTTGGACTCTATTTAACGACGCTGAAAAGAAGATAATGATCGTATCTGCATCTAAAGAACGTGCAGATAACATGTCGATCTTCTTACAAAAACTTATTATCGAAACACCATGGCTAAGTCAACTACAACCCAAATCGGACGATTCTCGTTGGAGTCGCATCAGCTTCGACGTCAACTGTTCTCCACACCAAGCCCCAAGCGTAAAGTCGGTGGGAATAACTGGGCAGCTAACCGGAAGCCGAGCAGATCTCATGATTTTAGACGATGTAGAGGTTCCGGGCAACAGTATGACGGAGTTAATGCGTGAGAAGTTACTTCAACTCTGCACAGAAGCCGAAGCCATCCTTACGCCGAAAGACGATAGCCGTATTATGTATCTCGGGACTCCTCAGACTACTTTTACTGTTTATCGTAAGTTGGCAGAGCGGAATTACAGACCGTTTGTTTGGCCCAGTCGATACCCAAGAGGTAACAACATCAGCCAATACGAAGGACTCTTAGCACCAGAAATACAAGCAGATATAGACGAAGGAGCTGAGGAGTGGTCTCCCACAGATCCAGACAGATTCGACCATGACGACCTACTAGAACGTGAAGCTTCTATGGGTCGTAGCAACTACATGTTGCAATTTCAACTAGACACAAGCCTATCAGATGCAGAGAAATTCCCACTTAAGATGGCTGATCTTATTATCACTTCTATTAACCCTGATACTGCACCCCAGAATATCATATGGTGCTCAGATCCCGCTAACGTCATCAAAGACGCCCCAACAGTTGGATTACCCGGGGACTATTTCTATTCACCTATGCAAATGCAAGGAGATTGGAGTGAATATACAGAAACCATTTGTAGCGTGGATCCATCCGGTAGGGGTACAGACGAAACAGCGGCTTGTTATCTATCCCAAAAGAACGGAATCATCTACTTGCATGAAATGCGAGCGTACCGAGACGGGTATAGTGATAATACCTTGCTCGACATCCTTAGAGGATGTAAAAAGTTCGGTGTTACGTCAATT